CCCCTCGAATGCACATTCGAATGCTCCTTCAAATGAAATGCAAGTGAATGCAGTTGGAGGTCGTCGTCGCACTCGTCGTGGTCGTCGTTCTCACCGTCGTTCTCACCGTCGTGCCCACCGTCGCACCCATGCTCGCCGTGATAAGCGCCGTCGCAATTAAAATCATTCCGGATTACGCGTAAAAAACAACAAATAGCCATATGCAAATGACATCGGCATCATATCCACATATTTTGTATACGTCCAACCGTTCTCATTCGCCATTTGAATGATTTCTTTGATTGAGGGCATATACAAACGATGACGCTGCCGACGAACAGATCCGTCTTTAAAACGAAAGACTTCACGAAACTCTGCTTTTGGATCCTCTAACTCAAAATTGGCTTCATACTCAAACTTGTCAAATACCACGTGAGATTTTGTCAAACGCTCTTTCTTATATCTCTGTGGAGAGACACCTACCCATGGGTTACTAGAGTCCAATACAGGTTCGAATTTATATTTATTCACTGCTTCAATCGCAAGTATACCACCAGGTTTCACCCATAAATGAAGATTACGAAATAATGTATCCATGTGTTTGCCGAAATAATAGACCGTAAAATACAAGAGACATGCCGCATCATAATCTGATCCTGTGGAAGTACTCGGACCCATTAAATCACCTACACGAAACTCAAGACTCTGTTTCTGAGAAGCGGATAAGGTTGTATTGGGGACGGTATGATCTTTTGCATATCGAATCATGGCTTTACTCTTATCAATTCCAACCACACGACGAACACCCTGCTTGACAAATGAACAAGAGGCAATTCCGATTCCACATCCCGCATCCAGAATCGTTAATTGTTCCTTTGGAATCACGCGACTAAATTCCTGTAAGCAGAGCGCAGATTCTGCCTGAATCAGATTCTCGTTCTGCGTCAACTTCGTAAAGACAGATGCATAAAATTCATCGAACAAATCGTCATTTTCTAGCCATTGATATTTCGTCTCTTCTGCACTGGATAATGTCGTGTCTGATGTAAAACCCTCTTCAAATAACAATGAGGGCGCGGCCAATTTATCGGTTGTCAGAATGGACAGATAACTGACAAAGATCAATAATAGACTTACGATTAGAACCGTTTGAAATGTATCAAACGTAAAAAGAGTAATCATTCCAGCAAGTGTGAGAAGTGTAACATACACCACAATTTTTTGCTGTGTTTCATTCATGATAGAAACGGGAATCCTACCTTTTGTAAATAACTATTTTCTTACTTTCTTTTCTTAGTGGTTCTACGAATCTTCTTGACTTTCTTACGACAGGTAAAGACCCCCTTCTGAACTGCACAATCACTTGAATACGTTGCTATCTTTTTACATATGGAATGATAGGGATCATGAAAGGAGGGATCAAGAGAACAACGCATTCTCCATAGCCAATTCATTGTCTGATATCGTGTTTTCAAGGTGGGTGGATGATTTAATTCTGCTTTCTTCCATCGTTCCGATAATTCTTTGGGTAATACAACCGGAAGAAGCGACCAGAATTTTTTGAACCATAAGATACGATCCTTTAATGGCAAGGTATTCCATTTATTTCTTTCACACGAGTCTGTATTGTATCGAATATCCTTAGGGCATTCTGGCATGGGTTTTGCATAAAGTGCCCTTTCTTTGGGATGATGATAGCCAACTGAAAAAAGAAAATCCCATAGATGGATCATTTGTTTATCCCATGAAGCATTCAGAAATGGTTCATAAAAAGCCTTCACCGCCTTAAAGGATGGATTTGGACTTGGATGGAGACCTTGTTTTCTTAGTTTGTCGTTGACACAATTATGTATTGTATACATCCATTTACCTGTATCCAACAATGGATCCATGTATCCATTTTTAAGTTGGAACGGGTGTTGGCGATAATAGTCTGTCAATGAGGCACGACAGAATTTACAGGGTAAAATATAGGGTATCGTTTCAAAAAAAGCAGAACAAAGAACCACCTTTTCTGGTGAAGAATCATAAGAAAAGGCGATTAAATGAAGGAGTTTCCAACCGGATGGACCCCAGAATCGTGTATCCATTGTTTTCTATTGTTAGCGGGGGGAGTTCATCCATCGATCCATTTAACTGGAACCAAAACCGCTGAAACTGAGTGGAGCCAAGTAAGGACGAACCAAATCGGTATCCACTGCATTTTCTGCCTTACATTTCACTACAGCCGGAGGACAACTCTGACGAGGACATGGTGCACATGGTGCGCATTTCGTCGGTTCTGGACATTTTACCTCTGGACAACGGGCACGAGGGCAGGGTGGGCACTCACCCTTTGGCTTTTGGCATTTAGAACAGTCCAACACAACGGGTTGCTGCTTAGGAATGGATGATTTGAGAACATAATTACTCAGATCGGGAACAGGAGGGCATTCACTCTTCAGAATGTAGTTGCTCAAATCTGGAACAGCAGGACAGGGGGGAATAGATGATTTTAACACATATTTATTCATATCTGGTTGTTTGCACTCGGGACATGCCGGACGAGGCGTAGGCTTAGGACTTGGGCAATTGCAGGGTGAGGCTCCACCACATGATTGACATGATAAATCCTGATTTTGAAATCCATCGCGTTGAATGAATCGTGAGACATAGGCACCCATCAACAGTCCCACGATAAATATTCCAACACATTGCATCTTGGTAGGCAACATTCTGTTCGTATCCTACTTTTTAATCTGAAACATTCATGGGTTGTCCACCCTTTCATTTGTTATTTCTCCATCCCTTCCAGTCCATCGGTGGACAACCACATGTTTCAGGCAATGCTGGATCCATGGTTGCCTGAAGACGGGTGCATATCATTTTTGCATATCCCTTCCATGAAAAATCATTCGATACCTTCTGATCGGGTGGCATAATACCAAAATCAGTAGGACGAAGTCCACGCTTCTTTACCTGTGCTTCGATCTGTTTTGCTCGCCCTTTCCAGTCAAACTGTGAAGGGCCACGTCCTGCATCTTGTGGAAGAGAAGCGAAACGATCCGTTATGGCATAGGGAATATCTTTTGGAATGAATTTGGATTGAGAAACATTGTCCAAATCCGCCATTGAGGGAAATCCTGTTTGATCAATACGTGATTCAGCCCGTCTTGTCTTTTCACATCGGGAAGGTGGATCATATTTTACTTGAAAAGTGGCGGAAACACCATTTACGATTTGGTCTGCGTATTTATCAATCAATTTAGAAATCTCGCGCGTGGTTGTGGGATCATTCTTTACATTTGATGGAAGGGCATTGGCAAGACCCGCTGGAAGTTGTAGGCCCTTTAGTAATTGAGGCAGGGGTTCACTGGGTTTTCCCAAAATGGGGAATGCCTTTGCCACATCTGATGATAGAATCGGCACCTCTGTAGGTAACATCTTCTTGGATTTCAACTTCTCTACAATCTGTGATACATCTTGTCGCATTCCTGTCAATGCAGCCACACGCTTTTGGACAACTGGATCGGTTGTCCCACTGGAAGACAGACGTAAAATTTCACCTTGCAGTTTTGCGAGGAAGTTTTCTAACTCCTTCTGTGTAGCACGTTGCCCAATAAGGGCTTGTGATTGAAATCCCTCTTCCATTTTCCCCTTTCCAATTTGATCTTGATTTTGGAAGAGTTCTGAAAATGCATTCACAGGGCCTTGTAGTGTCCCCGCATGATTCAATTGTCTGGCCTTATTTTGAAGGAACGCAAGATTCGATCCAATATCATTCAGTTGTGTTAGTGTAATGGTGGGTTGGATTCCAGGATTACGATTCAAGACACTCACTTCATTTTGAATCATGTAAAAATCGCTTCGAGCATTCTGTAGAGGCAATTGAATGGCTGGATCAGAACGGTCCTCTAATTGACCCGCTTCAAATGCTAGAAATCCCTTCAACATTTCAAGAGCATTTATCAATTGTTGACGATTTGCCTTGGTTTGCGTGGTATCTTGATAAGGGAGTGGATTCGTTGCAGCAATTTCTTGATAAGGGGCAACTGGGAGGGATCCTGAAGCAGCAGGCGATGGATCAGGAGGGGCAGTTAATGTTCCTTTTTTCTCCAAATTTTCCGGAAGGGAAGGGAGACGTTTTATCACATTCTCCACTTGTTTTATTTCTTTATTTGTAAATCCATCCTTTTGAGGTGAAGTAGAAAGTGGTATCGTGTGATACACCGTAATGAGCACAGCTAATAAGATAATAAAAGCATACATCCTACTTTCTGTTTTTATCTTTTATTATCTTATTTTATTGTTGTATGATATTCAATAATCAACGGAACATCCCCAACATGGGATCTGATCTTTACGAATGTAATTGGACAAATCGGGAGGGGGTGGGCAATGAGATCCCTCTGAGGATTTGTTAGAGTGACGATTAAACTCTTTTCCTTGGCGATTGGCATAGGAAGAGTCGCATTCCTCCTCCTCTTCTTCCTCGCAACCTCTATTTGGATGCTTCAATTGACGACTTGCTAATAACTCGTTACGAACAAGGGTTTGAATTTCTTTCAACAGATCGGACTTTTGCTTTAATGACATTGCATCATATGCAGTAGAAGTGACTGGAACCACTGTAGGAGCAGGTGCTTTACCAATGGGTGCTATATCAGATGGTTTAAAGGGAGGAGGAACAACCGTAGTGATAGCAGCAGCCATAGGAGACCCCTTTGCAGCGGCCGCAAGAATGGGTAGTGGCTTCGCGGCAGGTGCAGGCATAGCAGCAGGCTTCACAGCAGGTGCAGGCATAGCAGCAGGCTTCGCGGCAGGTGCAGGCATAGCAGCAGGCATAGTAGCAGGCTTCACAGCAGGTGCAGGCATAGCAGCAGGCTTCGCGGCAGGACTAGCCGTAGAAGTTCCTACAAATGATTCTTCTTGTAGCATGATGGGATCGCCTAATTGAAATGATCCATCTGTATCCACTCCTCGTGAATATACCACTAATTCATTTTCAAATCGATTTTGTCCAGCATAGACGGATACTGTGACAATCAGAATTAATAGCAAAAGAATTTTAATAGGTGAAAGTTTCATCTCTACTCTTTATGGGTTATTATACGAAATAGAGACGTGTATCCACCGGAATATTAGAAGAAACCCTCCAGTAAGGGCGTAGTGGCACGATCCGCATAGATTTCATTTCGAATAATCTGTTGGATATCTCGTAATAAAGAGGATTGGTTACCCAGTTGAAGTGCAGTGGTTCCGATTTCACTTAAACGGTTTTCTGGAACAATGTCCTCGCGAACAGGATTGGGGGCCGATTGAGTCAATTGCAGAGAGGGAGAAGCAATCGGTGCGGATGATGTGGGTGCAGGGGAGGATTGATACATAACAGAGGGGCTCTGCGCAGATGCTTTTTGCAACTGTTGTTGAATTCGCTGGACTTCTCCTTCAAGTGCTGCTAGTTTTGTTGGTGCTTCTTGTATGGCTGGAGGTAGTGATGGTTGACTGAGTTTCTGTTGTATCTGTTTCAGTTCTGTTTGAACCTCTGTCAATTTAGTGGGGGCATCCTGTATGGGTTTGGGTAGAGATGGATTGTTCAGTTTCTCTTGGATCTGTTTCAGTTCGGTTTGAATTTCCGCCAATTTAGTCGGCGCTTGTTGTACTGCTAGAGGTAGAGTTGGATTACTCAACTTTTGTTGCATCTGTTTCAAATCAGCCTGAATGAGTGCAATCTTGACAGGAGTATCTTTGAGATCAGATGGTAATGTATCGGTTACTGGTGTCTGTAATCGTGATTGAATGTTTTTAACTTCTGCTTGAATGGCCGATAATTTAGTTGGTATGTCTTTGATCTCTGTAGGCAGCGAAGAAGCCTGAATGGGTTTCTTAATATCATTCTGAAGAGTTTGAATCGTATTTTGAATACGACTCAATTGATCTGGCAAGGTTTTAATGTGAGAAGGCAATGAATCTTCGGAAAATTGGGGTGATGTAATCTTACAACATGTATAATTATAACGATAGGAGTTATTGCCACTACGGATCAAATGAAATTGTTTTAACAGTTCATCAGGTTCACAGTTAACGTTATGACGATCTAAAAAGACTGCATTGCCACCACCTTCATCATTAAATGGGGTATTTAGTGTTCTACATTTGAGACGATCATTGGACTGATAGGAGGTTGGATCACTTGGTAATTTACATCCGAGTTCAATCTTTTCTCCTGGATGCAAACATCCCGTTAAATGGATATCATCCGTTGGATTTCCAATATAAGGTTTCATCTCACCCGTGTATAAATAACACGTATTCTTCCATTCAGGCGATGGATGATTGTCTTTGCGGTATCCCCATGCCACGTAATTACCATTAATGGCTCGTTGACGACAACTTTCCACTGTTTCATTGCCGATCATATCGGTGGGATTCATATGAGGGCTGTTGGGAGACCATCCTGTAATGCTATCAATGGTAGAAGGGGGGTCCAATGTCATCGTGGGCGATAAGTCTCCAAATGGAACAGGATAAGGAGGGAAATAGGTAAAGGTAAAGAAATAATCAGTGTGATTTGTATTTTGGGGTGTATTTTCTTCGTAGGTAATTCGTCTTTTTTTGTCTCGGATTGGATTGGCTACAAATACGGTAGTATTATTATTATCTAAGATACTCAGAATTATTCCATTCGCTCGCTGTTTACAACAATCTTTACGATTGGTAATCACAATTTTATAAATGGGGACAACAGATCCAAGATCAATTACTAACCACGGTGCCTCACGACAACTTGTATGAACAATGGTATCCGGATTTCCATCAAATAAGTTAGAATTTGGTGCATTATCATTTCCATGGGGACTTGATTTAGTAGATTTTGTATTTGGACCTAATATGTTCTTCCCATCTTTACTAGAATAGACCTCAATTCCTGACAAGTTCATACATCCCACTTGTTTATTTTCCAAACGAATATATCGACCTCTCACCAGTGTATTATTGATCTGAACAAATCCCTCGTTGCTCCATGGTGAAGAGGGTGATGTAAACCATAATACAAGAAAAAGAATGAGGAGTAATCCAATGATTCCTATACGAATCCTCATCGAACCAGATATTCTATTAAGATGCTGGGATTGTTAAATAAAATTGATTCAAATCACTTTATCTGTTATTGTCATCCTACATATACAAATAAGAAGACAGACAACAATACCGCTTGAAATAAGAATGAGTGGACTACAGGCACGATTCAAAGTAGACGAGAAGGTAGAGATTGGTTTGGATGAGACAGGTCGGGGGCCCTTCTTTGGACCCATGATGGGTGGTGCCGTATGTTTACCTCCTGAATCCGAATGGACAGACGAACAACGAAAGGTATTTGTTCAACTTCGTGACTCCAAAAAGATTGCACCCAAGAAACGGGAGCGCTTGGCCGATGAATTACAGGCGTGTCTGATGACCTGCGGAGTGGGGGTCGTTCATGCCCATGAAATCAATGAACGTGGAATTCAATGGGCCAATCGAGAAGTCTTTCGTCGCGCGTTGGGGACAGTATGGGATGGTTCAGATGGATTGGAAGTGCGATTAATCATTGATGGAACACTTGCTTTGGATGATTGGAAAGGGGAGCAAGAACTAGTGATTGAGGGCGATAATAAGTATATTGCCGTTGCAGGGGCATCCATTTTAGCAAAAGTAGCACATGATCGCTGGATTTTACAATTTGCAGAAGAAAACCCTGAAGTGAATCAACGCTATGATTTAACGGGAAGCAAAGGATATGGAACTGCCAAACATCGTGAAGGAATAAAACTCTATGGTGGTCATGAACAACACAGGGATTTATATATACAAAGATGGTTACCTGGTGCGATATCTATGCCTAAGCCACGGGCGAAGGCATCCGCACGAAAACAGCAGGGGGCTGGCTGTCTGATCCGGTTTGATGTAAACAACGAAAGT